GACGGGCGTGTGCTCGAACGTCTCCGTCGAAGCCACCACGTCGTATTCGCGGTCCGGAACCCAGGTGGAAGCATCCGCGACGATGTCGACACCATCGCCTTCGCGGATGTCTACCGCTACGTACGTCGTAGCGTTCGGGAAGAGGTCACGGATGGATCCATTGACATTCCGGCCTCCGAGATCGACCACTGAGACCTCGTCCGCGACGGCGTGCCGCGCTACCCAGGCCAAGGCTTCAGCATGCATGCTCGGCGGCCCTCTCTTCGAACAGCTTCCGGTCCTGCGCGGAAAAGGATTGGCCGAGCTCGTACACCTCGTCGTTGTCGGCCTTGCCGAACAGCGGGTGGTGGTGCTCCACAACCGACCCCAACGCCATCGCCCACACGTTGCGTTGTTTGGAGGCGAGGACCATTTCGTCGTCGACGTACCAGTGCCGGTAGCCCTCGTGGCAGACGTTCTTCGGGCCGTCCCAGGATGCGCCGGTCTCGTCGATGTAGGAGCGGCGGATCAGCATGTGCGTCGCGTGCTCCCCGGAGGTGACCCGCGGGTTGCTGAGGTCGTTGGTCCCTACGACGTGGAACCTGTCACCCGCGACGGCCTGTGCGTGGTCGAGCCAGCCGGCACGGAAGGTGACGTCGTCTCCGGTGACGAACACCCAAGGTTCGGTCGTGAGGCTGTATCCGGCGTTCATGCGGGTCGCGAAGGTCGTTCCCTGGGAGGTCATCAGCACTTCGGCACCGGCTTCTCGCCAGGCCGCTTCAGCTTCGTCCTCACCCGGCGCGGCGATTGCGTAGACGGTCGCGAGCCCGGTGGATGCACGCAGCGAGGCCATGAAACGTTCGGCGTTCTTGAAGCGCATCGCGGGCACAAGTACCGCGGTACGTTCCTTTGCCGGTACGGCGTCCACCTGATGCCAGAAGTCCCGCTCGGACAACCAGGAAGGCTTGAAGTGCGTGGTCCGGATCCCGGTGTGCACGAACACCGGGAACCCCAGTGCACCGGCGCGCATACAGAAGGAGAGGTCTTCCCCGATCAACTGATTCCGCGTCGGGTTCATCACCCGCTGGTAGCAGAAGCCGTAGTCCTGGACCATCTTCTCCAGGACCGACCGGTGGATCAGGATGCATGCAGACCCGGTACCGGCGCACTTCAGGAGCGTGTTCACGGGATATTCGGTGCGCGACAGGAAGCCCTGCTCGCCCGATTCCAGAGTGACCCAGTCATAGATGGTGGGAACCATCGATGTGGTCCAGCCGCCCATGCCGTCCGGGTCGTGCTGCTTCTGCGCGAAACACAGGCCGCCGACGACGGGCCGGTCCACGGGGTCGGCGACCGCCATCAGCTTGTCGACAGTGTCGGGCGCGAACCCCATGTCGGTGTCGATCCAGAGCAGCCAGTCGGCGTCCTTCTCGGCAAGGAATTGCTTGACCGCCTTGTCTCTGGCGCCGGCGATCCCGTCGGCGCCGTAGCAGCGGATCGCCAGCCATCCACCGCGGGCAACATGTCCTTCGCTTCCGAGGTCCCAGGCGATCAGGTTCAGCAGCGATTGGTGCCACGACTGGGTGATCTCGTTCGGGTGGACGTAGGCCACCGTCACCGCGTCATTGGGCACGCGCGCGGGTCCGCTTCTCGCCCGGGGCGGCGGTCGCCTGCTCCACATGGCCCAGTGGGTAACCGTCGGCGTCGAGCGGGCGGCTCGAGGACAGGCCGAACCGGCCGTCGGAGGAGAAGAAGTTCGGGTAGGCCAAGACCACCGGGTCGTCGGCCGGCCAGTGCGAGCCGTGCACGATCGGCACCGAAGCGCCGGTCTTCGGGTGGGAAGCGACCACGTTCACGGTCGAGAAAACAATGTCCATGCTGGTTCCTTTCCTTGTTCCGGGTGATGCGAGGGCCCCAGCCACCCGGAAGGACTGGGGCCCTCTGCCCTCGGGGATCAAGCCGAGGGGGTTCCAGGACCGATCAGGTCTGGTTCAGCAGCCGGAAGCCCTGGTTGTTGGCGCTTCCGCCGCCGATCCGGGCGTACGCGAACCAACCGCGCTGGCCGGTCGGCCGGTTGTTCGTTACGTCGAACAGGGTCGGGACGAGCTCGACGTTCATGCCGCCACGGCGGGCGATCACGTAGTTCGAGAAGTCGCCGACGACCGCGACGTTGGTGTGCACCCCGGACGACGTGAGGTCCGTCATGTACGGGGTCTCGTACCACTGCTTGTTCATCAGGACTTCCGCGGCGCCGGCGGACAGCTGCACCGTGGTGGCGTGGAAGTTGTTCGCGGTACCGAGCTGGCGGATCTTGTTGTTGATGTCCACCGCGCCGAGCCACGACGCACTGCGGCGGAACCGCTGCGGCAGCTTCGCCCACACGTTGTAGATGTCAGCCGCGGCCAGCGTCCCTGCCGTACCGAGCAGCACCTCGACCGTGGTGTCGGCGTCGAGAGCCGTGACGATGCCCTGTGGCTCACCGGAACCGGAGCCGTTGGTGAACTTGTTGACGAGCAGCTCGTCGTATCCGGCCGACAGCAGATTCGACATCTCCGACGCGAACTGCGGGTAATCCTGCCCGAGCTCGATGCTGTAGGGGATGAAGCCGCGGGCCATGAACACGCTCACCGACGGCTGCGCCAGGGTCGGCGAGTCGTCCGACACCGCGGACGCTTCCGAATCGAACGACCAGGACACGCCGGCCGACGAGACGCCCTTCCAGACGTTGGTGTTGACGTCGACCTGCCGAGCGAGCTGCAGGAACGGGTTCCCGGAGCCCTGCGCGGTCATGATGATCGACGGGTCGATGAACACCGGGATGCCGTAGCCGCCCGCAGCCGAGGTGCCCTCGGACATGGCCCGGTACTCTTCCCACGCCCGCATCGCCGACCGCTCCTCGTCGGTGAGGAGGTACCCGGCGTTCGGGTTGGTGACCATCTTCATCCACGCGTCACGGTAGGCGTCGTTCTCGGTGACGAGGATCCGCCGCGCGATGTCGGTGTTGGTGCGGACGTACTTCTCGACCTGCTCCTTCTGGTCGCCGCTCAGTTGCGAGGACGCGTCACGCGAGTCCAGGACCCGCAGGGCACGGTCGCGCGCCTCGGGGACCGTGAGGCGCCGCACGTCGCCGGCGGCATCATCCAGGCCGTAGCGGATGTTGCTGAGGGCCTGCTGGACGGCCTTCGGGCGCTCGCGGAAGATCGACGAGATGCGCTCGTGCTTCTCCAGCTTCGAGACGATCGCCTTCCGGATCTCGATGCCGGTCTCGAGGGCGGCGTCCTCGTCCTCCGTGAGGTCGCGCAGTTCGCCGTTCTCGGTCATGTGGATCGACTTCAGGTGCGCGTCGAGCACCTCGAGGGTGTTGCGGAGTTCGTCGGGGGTGAGACCGCTCAGGTCGTCAAGGCTCCCCGGGATGAGGCCGTTGGCCTCGTCCTTCTCGGCCATTACTGCTCCTTGTGGGTGCGGGCCACGGCGAGCGTGTCGGTGAAGCTCAAGGCTCCGGAATCGACCATGCGCTTGTGCCGTAGCACCAGTTCGGGGGGAAAGTTCGGCGTGTTGTCTCTTGACGCTGCGCCTGCCTCACCGCCACCCACGGCCTCCGTGAGTCGCCCGGTGAAGTTCGGATGCCGCCCCAGTTCGGCGGCGAGTTCCCGGATGAGTTCCTTGCGGTCGTCTCCGGACAATTGCGCCAGCGTCGACCTGACCCCGACGCTGGTGGCTTGGTAGGCGGGGAACACGACCGGTCCCAATTCGTGCAGCGGGTCGATCTCGGTGATGTTCCGCTTCAGCCCCGCGACGCCCGCCCATAGCATGTCGTCGACCTGCTCGATCTTGAGCTTGTTTCCGCTCGCGTCACGCCACTCTTCCTTCGTGACCTCGAACCGGAAGGACATGCCGTCGATCGCGCCGCCCTCGATGGCCTGCCGGATCGGCTCCACCCTCGGGTTGTCATACAGCCGCCCGCGCACGAACAAGCCGGTCTCATCCTCGGATAGTTCCACGAGTGACCCGATGGGGATCGTCCCCGTCGCCGGATCACGGCCGTGGTCGAACTGCATGACCGGCTGGCTGTTCCGGAGCGTCTTCTTGAATGCCCCGCGGGAGATTGTCTCCTCATAGGTTCCGAGCCAGTCGCGGATCATCGTCGGCGTGTCGAACACGGCGGCGTAGCCGGTGAGGTTCCGGCCATCACCCACCGGTTCGGTGGCGCGGAACTCGACCGCGCGCAGGCAAATCGCGCTCATGCGCCAACTCCTTGCGTTGGAGGATCAGTCTGGAAAGGTCCAGGTACGGGCAGGTCGGCGCCCGCCTTGTTGGCGATCTCGCGCGCCTCGTCGGGGGTGATCGTGTTACCTACCGCTAGGTAAACCTTCTGGAGCGTCTCAGCGACATCGCGCTGCTTGACCGCGGTAGTGGATGCACCCGCAGATCCACTACTGCCCGGCGATTCTCCGCCGGGCGCCTGCAGCTGCACACTGAACAGTCCCGAGTGATTCAGAAGAGACCAGTCACGGGCCCGGAGTGCGGCGACGATCGAGTCCGCTTCGTAGCCGGCGTCGATCAGGTTCCGGATCGTCTGCGCCTCCGTAGAGGCGATCTCTGCGGCGTCCTTGCCGTCCTCCCGCAGCAACGGGATGTCGGAGGTGTCGAACCACAGTTCGGAGTCGCCGGGGACGTTGATGATTGAAGACAGGGAAGCGCAGATGTTCTGCAGGTTCGGATATACCCACGTGTCCGCGAAGGTCCTCCGTGCGGCAGAGAAGTTGCCGGCATTGAGGCTCGACCCTTGCAGCCCCTCGCTGATACCGAGAATCGCGGCAGGGACCCTGGACAGGACACTGATGCGAGTCTCGCCGGACCCCTGAACAGCGCGGAAGTCGATGTCCTTCAGGTTCGCACCGATCGGGGTGGCGTCCGCGCCTGCCGTCAGATACAGCGTCTTGAATGCGTTCGACGCGCCGGCGTGCTTGGCTTCGATCGCCTCGACAAGCTCATCGAACTGTGCCCTCGTCTGCGCCGGGATTCCCTTCACCACAAGGTTCGGCGTGGCGGCATTCGTGAAGTACTTCAGCTTGTGTTCAGTCGCTGACCGGTCGGCCTGCATATCCCGGATCGCGGGTGTCAACCATGACATCCCCAAGCCAGGATTCAGCGGGTCCGGGATCGGCGCCCAGTGCGCCACGTCGGCTACGTCGAGCGTCTGCAGCTTTCCTTGACCGGTAACCAGCCCACCGGACCGGTAGACGTAACCGATGATCTCGCCGTCGATCGCGTCGGCCGCGGCATCCGGCTCCGACTCCGACGCCCACAGCACCCCAGTCCAATCGGGACGCAATAGCCGGATCGCGCTTCCCGGGCGGTTGCGGTTGTACGCGTAGGCATTCCCGGCAAGCCCCGCATGCCACTCCATCCGCGCGAGCAGATCCTGCGTCGTGCCATTGCGCCACGGCGCCTCCAGAGGAGCCAGGGCAGTGGTTCCGAAGATCTTTCGCGGGGTAGTCGAGACACGACGGTTCCGGAACACGAACCGGCCCTGCGACAGCACAAACGCGCGCAGCATCTGGGCCGCGAATGCCGGCGGCGCCTGCTGCAACTGCGCCATGTATCCAGGCAACGTATGCGAGATCGCCTGTAGCTTCTGGCCCGAGTATGTCGTGTTCAATCCAGCCATGTACTGCTGACCGTTGAACGAGAACGACGTCAGGTCAGCGATCCAGTCATCCATACTGAACCGCTTCTCGACCGTCCGCGCCGAGGCGATCCGATCAAGAAGACCCATTGGTCCGCGCGTCCTTCCAGCCGACCTTCACCGCGGTGCCGACCCACGCGGCAACGAACCACGCGCCGGTGAAGAACTTGGCGACGATCCATCCGATTGCATACAGCAGCGCCGCGACCACCGTGAGAACTGTGTAGCCGAACCTGACCTGTCGCGCCTCCTCGGTGATGCGGCCCACGGGGACCTGTTCCAGCAAGTGGGCCATTACCCGTCTCCTTCGTTATCGCCAGGCGCCGAAGAATGCGGCGGGCTCCTCAGGCATTAGTCCGTGCTCGATCGCGTGCGCGCGTGCCTCATGCGCCAGGACGGCGGCAACACCGGCATCGATCCACATGCCCGGCCCACGCTTGGCCATCTTGAGGTAATGGGTCTGGAGCAACTCGTCCTCACCAGGGCGGGGCTTCTTCCGCGAGCCCTTCACGATCACCGCATTCTTGGCGTGTGCGGTCAGATGCCCGCCGCCATCATGGGCTATCTCTCCGGCGGAGAACGCCGTGGTGAACCGCTCGATTGCCCGATCCATGCGCTGTTCGACGTTCGTCGGGAACTCGACAACCTTGTCAGGCCATTCGCCGGCCCAGGAGTCCAAGTAGTCCTGCCACCTGTAGGGGTCGGCGAACATCATCATCACCTTGTAAGCACCGAACGTGTCGCGGACCACGCGGTCAACCTCGGTTGAGGGAACTTTCCAGTCAACTATGTCCGGGGGGCGCTCCCACACTCGCAGCTCGAACAGCTTGCCGTCAGACATCCTCGACGCGATCAGTGCCGTAGCGTCCCGATATTTGGCACCGTCGAACCCAAGCGCGATCACCTCGCCGGCCTTGAGCTCTTCCTGGGCGGCCTTCAAATCCCACTGGATCGGGTCGACGAACACCGACTCGCCGACGACGATCTCATTCAGGAAGAACCGCCGCCGGTCGGCCTCCATGTGCCGCAGTGAGCGGCATTCGGAGAAGATCCGGCCCTTGATGTTGACCCAGCCACCCCGCTCCCGTGCCGAATCCCCGTACTGACGCAGCAGCTCCTGGTAGAGCTCCTCGTCGTTATCGATATCCTCGACGCGCTTCGGCTCGATCGTGTCGACGTAGATGTCGGCGTCCTTGGAGTCCGCCGTGATCTGAGCCTCCGACCCCTCGGTCGGATCCCACGCGTTCGTCAGTTCCAGCCAGCGGCCATCCATACCGGCGACGTTCCGCTTCACCGCGCCCGCCACCCGGCGAAACCCACCCTGCAGCGTGAACAGATGCGTCTCAGTCAGGGTCACGAACGACATCGGCGCACCCAATCGCGCACGTGCCGATGTGGTGGCCGGCTCGAGCTTCCCCCCCGAAGTGAGGTCGATCTTCGTCTCGCCGATCTCCCGCACCCGGGGGTCATCGATCAGGGGACCACGACGACCCATCTCCTTCAACGGGCGCCAGGTGTTGTCGGTCTGCTCCTCCGATGTCCCCAGGTTCACGATCAGCGGAGTTGGATAGGGCTTACCGACAGGTTCACCTGCCGCGTCCCACCCGTCGAACCTCGTCGGCCCCAGAGCCTCCGCCCAGCAGATCGCCGCGCCGAACGGATCCTTGCCCCACTTCTGCGATCTGCGCAGCTGACCGCCGGTGTGCTTCATGCCGATCGGCCCCGGCCACGGTTCCGCCCGCGGATCCAGACGATAGAAGTGCAGCAGGAACCGCCACATCTCGTCCGTCAACTGGTACGGCTCGCCCTGCCGGTAGCCGTCCGGGATAACCAAGTGCGCCTCGATCCACTCCCCGACGTCATACCCGAGAGTCGGAAACGACTGGTTCTCGTCGGGGCCGCACCACGGCATCAGACCGCCTTAACCCGGCCGCGGGCGGTGCTCGAGGTCTCCCGCTGCTGCTGCACCTCGTCAGCGACGATCTCCCACAGCAGGAGCCGCATCGCCTTCGGCGTCAAACCGAGTCGGTCCTCGAGCTGGCGGGCCTCCGACATCGCGTCCTTGTCCAGACGCTCCGCAGCGATCACCAGCCGGGCGTACCGGGCGACCACGCGAGTCCAGCCCAGCCGCTCCCACGCCACCGCCTGAGGCGTAGCCCATAGTTCCGACCACACCTCGAGCTCAGCGGCATGCCCGCCGGCCTCGTCGTCCTCAGGGACATTCAGAGGCCATGACGGCACCGGGCCCGGACGACCCTCGGCCGGAAGCCGCAGCGGCCCCACGCGGCTGTTACGGCGCACTGGGTCGGTCTTTGGGGCAGCCGGCACGACGACCACCTCCTGGGAACCGTACAGATTGCGAGACAGCTTGGTTGCGGGTCCTAAGGGTTCACGCCGTTCC